TCAGCAGGCACGCTTTCGAGTGCACCTTTCGAGGCGCGGAATTACCTTGTCCACACGTGCAAAAGTCTGACCGATCGCCCCAGGCCGCAAATGCCGTACTGAGATGGAAGTCCGCTCCATCCAGTAGGGCTTTCATCATCGTTTGTTCTTGAGCGGCAAAGGCAAAGATCCAGACTTCGATCTGACTGTAATCCGGCATGTACCACACATAACCGGGTCGTGGCCCGAACGCCTCCCGCTGTCGGGCACGTATTCGAGAGTGACGACGACTGGTTTCTGCGCTAGCAATCTGTTGCGTATTTGGGTCATGGCAGCTGAAGCGCCCGGTCCTTGCACCCGCAGGGTCCCAGGCGGGATGCAATACCGCGCTACCATCATCCCGACGGCACTTGAAGAATTCGTAACTGTCAACATACTCGATAACCTTCTTTCCGGCTTTCCATTCGAGCAACGCCCGCGACAACTTACAACCGTCTACGGCGTCTCCGTCCACGTCGGCACTGGCTCCAGATCCCCTGGCCCAGACCATCAGCTGTTCGGCGTCGATCTTCGGGTTGTCTCCGCCTCCCTTGGCCGTCATCGGCGTCCGTTTCTCGGTCGTGCGTCCTAACTGGGTGACAAAGATTGTGTTCAACTGTTTTGACGAGTTCGGGTTGAGTGTGCCATACCCGAGCGATTTCATGCCGACAAGTTGATCGGCCATGTACCGCTCGTAGAGTTCTTTCAACTTCGCACCTGTCGTGTCAAGATACGTCATGCCTCGCTGTTCCATGCGAATGGCCGTACGCATGATCGCATTTTCCCATTTTGCAATCTGATAGAGTCTTCCGCCTTCTCCCCGGTTGATCTTGAGCACCTCAGTGTAGAATTGAAACAACCCAATAGTGCGAATGCCGTCTGTCAGTCCATACCGCAGTACCAACTTTCGCAATTCTGGAAGCCAGTAGTCTGCGGAGGCCGGTTCTTTGCCGGACGTCTCGGTCGTGGCCACAGTCCATCCTCGGATCTTAGCCGCACGCCGGGCCTGTTGAAGTTGCGCTCGCAGTGCCTTGAGATCGTCGTCCGGGATGTCCAGGTACTTGAAAGCCAGCGGTTTCAGTCCATACCCCTGCCGTTCGTTAGACGGGTTGGCCACGCGAGCCAACACCCGTGTGTCTTCGATCCGGCACCGCCACTTGAAGTGCAGGTCTGACTGTGTCGTCATGGCCACCTCGAATCGGGCCTGGTGGCACACGACCGTGTTCTTCGGGTCGCCGACATAGTCCCGAAGCCAGTCTACTTCGTCTCGGCACGTATTGTAGTTTACCGCTCGCGTCTTCGGGTTGACCTCGGCTCTGAAATGTGCCGTGTCGCCGTTCATGTTGGCAAAGGTAAACAGAAACGGCCGGTCCGGACTCAGGCCCAGTTCACGTCGACGGAGTGTCGGCCACGGCCACAGCCCTGTAGTCTCCGTATCGAACGCGAGAATCCGATTCGGCGTTTTCAGCATGAGTGCCGAATTCTCTGCACTGCGCGTGCATGCACTTGTGCCTGAATTTCAGCTCCCATGTATCGTCTCCGTCCACCGGCTTGTTTCACGGCCATTGCCACGGACCCGAAACCTGCAAAAGGATCCGTGACCATGCCTCCATTCGGGACCCACCGCTGCACCCACTGGGTCATCCAGTCAACCGGTTTCACGCTATGTTCGGTCGGCCGAGCGACCCAGGCATTGCGAAGCTTGGATCGATTGTTGTAGGCCGCTCCACGGGTATACAGCAGCACGCACTCTGCACATCCGGCCCAGTGGTACCCGGGACCGTAGTGCCCGCGGTCTTCTGGCAGTGACTTTACCCACGTTCCAGCCGACCGAATGGAGCCCCATGTCCACTGGCTAGTTCGTCGTGTCCACTCGTCCAGGAGTGGAAATGTCATCCACAGTGCCAGGCGATGACCTGGCAACTGGTCCAAGAAGTCGGCGATCAACTTCGTAGACAAGCACGGATAGTGGTCACTGGCATGAGAGCCGGAAAACTGCTGGGCGTATGTCCACGGCGGATCACCCACGACCAGATCTGCAATGGGCCAGGTCAGTCCCCGGCAATCCCCGTGCCAGAGACAAATCCGAGGAGCAACCATCATCCGACCATCTCCAGCACGGTACCGGACATGAACCGTGAGGCACCGGACCGAATGAGGGTCTCAATGATCACCGCAACAGTTTCGGCCGGCGTCTCGAGACCGGTGACGCTGTTGGCCGTGGAGTAGTCCGCAGCTTGTTGCCGGGTCCAGCCGCGCACCTCGCAGACCCGACGGTCGATATAGTCACTCATGGCCGTCCCCGACATCTTGCCTGGTGACACGCCCATGATGCTGACTTGTGCCGGCTTGGATAACTCCCGTGCCATTTGACGCACGGCCATGGCTTGTGCAGCCTTACTACAGTTGTACGCGAGTGAATGCCGCATCGGCACGTGCGAGGCGTTCGATACCACGTGAAGCAGGGTACCTCTCGCGACCATGGCCGAGAGTAACCGCTGGGTGAGTTCAACGGTAAACCAGGTATTGATCTGCATCAGATGCAGGAAGAGCGCAAAGTCCAACTCGCCAAACGGGCGGATTTCGTTCACTCCCACGCAGTTGATCACCGCATCGATCCCGCCGGGAAACTTTGATCTGGCGGACCGGCAGAATCGACGGATGTCCGCTGGGATTTTTGCGTTGAACTTTCGAATGGGATATGGACCGGACAATCCTCCTGCGTGCACCTGCCAACCGGCATCGACGAACCGCTGGTAGACGCATCGTCCAAGTCCGCTGCTGGCGCCGGCAATGACAACGTTGGGCATGCAAGCTCCGGGTCCTCTAGGCGAAGGATAATCTGCATGGCGCGCACGGCATAGACGGCCAGGTCGCCATAGGTTTCGAGCAGCTGATCGTTCGTGAGTTGGTCGAACCGACGCAGTGCGTCATTCTCCAGTCGGACGAACTTGCGCTGCACATCGCCGTAGACCAGCATCAGATTGTAGAACCGGCCTTTAGCCAGATCGCTGTCCAATCGACGCAGTCCATAGAGATGCTGCTTCTCATCGGCGATGACGGTGAGGATGCGGACCAACCGTTTGAACTCGTCTGTGGCCCGCTTCTCGGCCACGGACCGCGTGTCGGTTGGTGTCACGTCGGCCAGTCGGAGCAGTCGAGCACGGGTGTTGTCCGGTGTCATAGACCTTCTCCGCCAAGGAATCGGAACCGCTTGCGGCCTTCCTCGACGCTCGGCATCGGCCGGTCCAGATCCAGTCCTCCGATTCGTTGAATGATCTTCACCCAGGTGGGTTGCGGGAAATGCTGATCGTACACGAACACGTACCGGTAGCGACGATGAGTCCCGGCGTGCCGAATGGTCTGTGACACCTGCAGGCACGGACTGTCGAGATCGCGCCAGTAGATGATCTCCTTTTCCAGCGCATCCGGGTCTTGGCTGTAGTCGGCCACGTGGTACCCGACATGACTCAAGCACACAGGAGTGGTAGATAGCGCCAACTGGCACGAACTGCCTTCGAGCAGCTGAATGAGTTCAAGTTCCTTGTCTGGGAACAGTTCGTAATTGAACGCCAGTCGGACGCTAAACGCATGCTCAACGTGTGCCGGGCAATCTCGTTCCCAGAGATGCACGGCGTCCACGGTATCGTGCGTCCATGCGGTGGCGTCCAGCAAAGAGAGACGACGCACGTCGTCCGCAAGGTTGAATGAGACAAACGCAATCTGTTGAAAAGCTGCCATGACCGACTCCTAAAGAGATGCGGTCGGTGGGGGATACCGGCCGCATCTCGGTTACAGGACCTGGAGGTCAGATCCGCACTACCTCTTCTTCACGACTTTTTTGCCGTCCTTTGCCGGCTTCTCCGGCACGGTCTCCTGCACGTCGATCTTCTCGGCCGAGACCTTCACGGTCTTGCCGTTGTCGCACTTGACGCGTACCTTCTGGTCGTCCGGGAACACCTCCAGCACGGTGCCCTTTATCTTGCCGGCCGACAGGTTCACAACAACCTTCGTCCCCGGTCGCACGTGGACTTCTTCCTCGTCTTTGTCCTCTTCTTCGTCGTCGTCGTTGTGGTCGTCTTCTTCTTCTTCCTCGTCGTCGTCAGCCTTCTTCTTGCCCTTGGGTTTCTTGTCTTCGTCGTCCTCTTCTTCCTCGTCGTCGTCAGCCTTTGCCTTGGACTTCTTTTTGCCCTTGGGCTTCTCTTCCTCTTCTTCGTCGTCGTCCGAGGTGTCTCGGTTCTCGGAAGCCGTGGCAGCCTCACTGTCTTCGTCGTCCTCATCCTCAGCCGGGTTCATCAGCCGGTTGATGTAAACGTTCTGGAACTCGCCCTTGGTCTTCAACGTGATGCGGCAGGTGGGTTTGTTCTTCTTGACGTCATCGAGGATTTCCGGCAACCCGATCAGGTCGTCGAGTCCTGAAGTGTCGTAACCGAGACGCTCTAGATCTTTGATGAGGTACATTTGGTTGTCTTCGGTCTCGAGTCCCTGGTACGCGTACTTGATCTGTTTCTCGTAGTCCCCTTCGAGGAACTTCCAGTGCCAGGTGACCTGCAGCCGACCCGCCTCGCTCTTGCCGATCTCTCCCTTGACCAACCGGGCCAGGTACTTGCCGTCGTCGAACTCGATGCCTCCAATTGCCTCGGCAGCACGGGTCCGTGCCGTCTTCCATGTGATGCTTGCCTTCTTCAACGCCTTACTGAAATCTACTGCCATGTTCCTTTTCCTCGCTGTGTCAAATCGAGTTTACGATGCGTCTAACGACAGTCGCTTCCGCACGACCTGCTTCAACGCCGTCTTCTTGCCGACCGGTCGTTCCTCCTTTCCGTCTGGGGTATAGCGGTTGTTGAATGCGGCCACAAACCGCTTGTAGGCATCTTCTGCGTTGTGCCCCATATTGATCATCTCGAGGTCCTCACCGCTGGGCGTGCGGAAGTTCTCGGTGAGACGATGGCCGGCGGATATGTGGTCGTCCCCACGAATCACCAGCACTCGTTTATGGCCGTCGTAGGTGTAGCACGCCCAGATGTCCACCATGGCCTCGATGATATCGCGGGCCTGCTTCGGCATGGTCGGCATGATCTTGTGGTAGCGCTCACCGGTGCGCGTCTTGATTTCCTGCTCGCCGGCATGCGAAATGAGGACGAGTCCCTTGCCGGTCGCAGCGAGTGCCGCTAACCATGGTTCGAACTCCGATCGAATCGCCCGCCATCCACGACCCCACTCTTCCTCGCTCGGATCATCGATGCCCAGTTTTCGACACACGGCCTGCTCGCAGTACCGGTAGAGCATGTCGATGGTGTCGATGATGACAGTGTCAAACCGCTTGTCTTTCCGTATCACCTTCAGGAAGGCTTTTGCCATGTCCCAGCTGGTGATGTCGGACCCGTACACCCGCAGTGCCTTGGTTCCGGACTCGGTGCGGCAGAAGTACGCCCGATCGAACTGTGCCGCCAACGAGGTCTTGCCAATCTTCTTTTCGCCGAACAGCAAGACAATGTAGTCGCCCAGTCGCGTGCAGGGTTCGGACGGTTCGGTAGCCAAGGCAAAGTCCACCTTTTCCTCCACTGGCTTCGGCTTGGTTTTCTTTCCCGTTGCGCCGGTTACACGTTTCACTACCGCCATGACTTACTTCGCCTCCTGTTTGAGTCGGGCCAACACCTCGTGCGGGTATTGGCCGTTGGTGGGAATCCAGCGCACCGGACCTCCAGCCATGGAGTCCGGATGCAACACGAAGAACGGCATTTGCTCGGGTCGGTGCGTGCGAGGCTTGGTTGCAGACTCAGCAGGCACCGGATACTTCCCGTCCGGAGGCCAGCTCTCGAGACCGGCAAACTTGGCATAGCCGGCCTTGTCACTGTGACTGCCCAAGTACTTCGAGAGCAGTGGCGGGCAGTGCATCTTGATCTCGCGCAGCATCAACTGGGCCACGCAGTTGTACTCCCAGTCCATCACGTGTTCCAACCGATTGGCCAGCACGCCTTGAAGCGCCACGTAGTTGTACTGTGCGTGGATGTAGGTCTGCGTCCCCATGGGCAACACCCGTCGGGCATCCTGCCACGGGATGCCGGCATCCACCAGAGCCGCGTAGAGTCGTTGACCGCGATTCAGATGCTCCCAGATAGTCCGCGATAGTGACATAGACGAAGTCAAACCCAGGTCCGTTTCGCGAATAACATATTCGTTGATTGGTGTCCAATCCGTGACACAATGTTGCTGTCCATCTGTGATGATGTTGTGCTTACCGTAGGCGTCGCACGCACGACGAATGGTCTCCGGCATTGTCCAGGCCCGGTGCCGCCAGTCATTGTCCCGACCGCCGTGCTGCATGAACCCGGCTCCGAGCCGTGTGCGCACGTTCTGGTGTGTGAACGCCCGGCTCACGCCGTCGAGGCGGAAATGGAAGACAATACCTTCGAGCACCTGGTTCAATGTCCGACCAGCAAAGCAGGACTCGACGTAACTGCGTTGAATATCCGTCAGCCGGTTCCATCCCGTTTGTTCGGCCCACCGGTCCGGGACCCGTTTATCCGGACCGTTGAAGTCTCGATCTTCAATTGTGCAGCTTGGCGCATCACCCCAGTTCGCCTGTAAGGCATCGTAGAGTGAGGTGAAGAGCCGGCGATCCGGTCCCCAGGTGTCCAGGGTGATGCGGAGGGATTCCGGTCCTTTGGTGATTGTCGTCCGTGGCACCTCATCGGTGT